CTCCTATTGTGTGAAAATGTTTTTACAAATCCCTTTGATAAATAATAAATCGGATTTAAAAAAGGGATTTATAATATGAGTTGGATTTATAGTGGTAATTCTTGAATTGCTTTTTTGCCTAAAATAATGAGATCAGAATTGTTTAATTCATCTAATAAACACCGAATTAGAAAAGCATATTCTCTTTCATGTAATGAATTTGCTTTATCAAACAATTCTCTCATGGCATCATTCAGATTGACTCTGATAAATAAGCCTATTTTAGAATTAAGATCAGGATCAACGCCGTTGACATGCAATTTCTTATGAAATTCTTTTAAGCGTTTAAACAGATCCTCATCATCATAAACAGTATTAAGAATTGAATCCACCAAATATCCGTCAGGAATAGTAAACATAATTGTTTCCTCCAATTAAATTAAATTGATTAAATATAAATATAAATTATTAAAGAGCGTTTAAACATGTCAAACTTATTTGACATAAATAATACAATAAATGATTTGTTTAAACATGTCAAATACTTTTTACAAATAAATTTGAAAGAATAAAAATGAGTGATGAGAAAAAAGTCGGTCGCCCCCCACACCTTGCAAATGACGACACCCGAAAACAAGTCTATGAATTATCGTCAGTAGGAACTAGGTACGAAGATATTGCTACAGTGTTAGGCATATCCGCAGACACTCTTACCAAATACTATCCAGAAGAGCTAAAAAAAGGTCGTATTGAGGCTAATGCTGCTATTGCATCTACACTTTACGAAAAAGCTAAATCAGGCGATACTACATCTATGATATTCTGGTTAAAGTCTCGTGCACAGTGGAAAGAAACACAAAAACACGAACATGCTGGAGACCCAGACGGTGAACCAATACAAGTAAAAGTTGTTACAGGAATAGACGACTAACCCCCACCCCCGTTTTTTATATAATAAAGTTGCCCATTCTCATTACAAACTAGGGTAGTATAAAAATTATATTAGAATAAAATTATGGCTTGTAAAAAACATGGTAAAAAGAAAGTAAGTTATAAAAAGAAAAAATGAACATCTATCAATTATTACAATCTTTAGGATTATCTAGTGGTCAACAACCAGAAATAGGCTATACAGACTTGCTTCGTGGTGACTACGCTATAGAAGAAGCAAAATTAAGATTTCCTGATGACGGTAAGGTTGGTGGTAATCAAGATGCTTTTCGTCATTTAGTATGGCAGGCTAACTTACAAAGAGAGATGCCAGTTCTTGCTAAACTTGCTGGAAATATTCATGAGTCAGAATATGTACCATTAATTGGTGCTATGGGTACTGGTCAAGGTGAAGCAGAAAAAAAAATGGATTTATACAACAATGCTCTCGGAAGAAAGATAGCAGATCAGGCTACTTCAATGGACGATGTATATAGTATTGCAGAACAAATGGTAAGACAAAATAGAGCTAAAAAAGTACCAGAAGATATTATAGATGCACAACACGCAGATAAAATGAAAAAATACAAATAGGAGAAAATTATGGCAGGTTGTAAAGGCAAAAAAAATCGCAAAGGTTACAGAAAGAAGGGTAAGTAATTATGGCTAAAGGCGTACCACACTACTTACCAAGCGGTAGACTATATACAGGTAAAACACACAAGCATAATGGCAGACTAATGTCTGGTGCAACACACACGAAAAACAGTAAATATTTAACACATAAGAAGCCGAAAGGTAAATAACAATGTCTTTATATAGGAATATCCATGCAAAACGCAAAAGAATTGAAAAAGGTTCAGGAGAAAAAATGCGTAAAAAAGGAGAAAAAGGAGCACCTACGGATAAAGCCTTCAAACAAGCTTCAAAAACAGAAAAAAAGAAAAATAAAAAGTCTAAAAGAACTACTAAAAAGCGTGGGTGATTGTGTTTAATAACTGGTCATATCATTGGTACTGGGGTTTCAACTTTGGATTTGAATGGTATGAGGGTGAGGTAGACGGTAACCCTGTAGACTATTTTCTTATCAACATCGGTCCATTAAGAATACAGAAGGCAGAGTGGGCATAATGGCTGTTAAAAAGAAAAAAGTAAATTTGTCTGTAGGCAGAGGTGAAAAACGCTCTGTTAAACAAGGGGCAGGATTAACAGCTAAAGGTCGTGCTAAATACAATAGAGAAACTGGTAGTAATTTAAAAGCACCAGTCACAGGTAAAGTTAAAAAAGGTTCAGCAGCAGCAAAACGCAGAAAATCTTTCTGTGCTAGAAGTAAAAACTGGACAGGTGAAAGAGGTAAAGCGGCACGCAGAAGATGGAAGTGTTAGACGATAGCCCTTGCACAGGGACTTGTCGAATGAAAAATAATCGTTGTATATCTTGTAATAGAACATACGATGATTTAGAACATTGGCTTTATATGTCTAGAGAAGCTAGACTAGAAAGAATGGAACAACTAAAAAAGGAGCGATGACCCATATGGAGTCGCATAAACCAATACACACAGGATATGAGCCTCGTGCTCCACAAAAACAGATTCACCAGCTTGTGAAGAACAACCGATTCTCTGTAGTCGTTGCTCACAGGCGGATGGGAAAAACTGTTTGTGCTATTAACCAACTGATACATTCAGCGTTAAAATCTGAAAATAAAAACCCTAGATACGCATACATAGCACCAACTTACAATCAGGCAAAAAGGGTAGCTTGGGATTATCTCCTAGAGTACACCAGACCGCTTGGTGGAAAGGCGAACATTGCAGAACTACGAGTGGACTTTATGGGTAGGCGTATATCTCTGTATGGAGCTGATAACCCAGACTCTCTTCGAGGTATCTATCTTGATGGATGTGTTATTGACGAGATAGGTGATGTAAACCCTTCTATATTTACAGAAATTATTCGACCAGCTCTAGCTGACCGACAAGGTTACTGTATTGCAATGGGCACACCAAAAGGTCAAAACCATTTTAAAGACTTGCGTGATAGAGGCGAGAGCAACGATGGCTGGTCACTATTAGAATTTAAAGCATCAGAAACAGACTTACTGCCTAAAGAAGAATTAAAAGCAGCCTATGATGAAATGGGTGAAGACAAGTACATGCAGGAATTTGAGTGTTCTTTCCAAGCTCCTGTCGAAGGTGCATACTATTCTAAACTCATTCACGATTTAGAAGAAAAAGGTAGATTAGTAGATATTGACAGAGATGGACTAGCTAGAACATATACTGGCTGGGACTTGGGTATGTCTGATTCTACAGCCATTTGGGTAGCACAGCTAGTAAACAAAGAAGTGAGGTTAGTAGACTATGTGGAAAATCATGGTGTTGGTCTTGATTATTATGTTAGCTGGCTACAAGAAAACGATTGGATGTATGCAACACACATTCTTCCTCACGATGTTGCCGTTAGGGAACTCGGTACAGGTAAGTCAAGAAAAGAAATGTTGGAAGATGCTGGACTACAAATTACCATTGCACCGAAACTAAATGTGCATGATGGCATACAGGCAGCTAGACGACTATTACCTCGTTGCTGGTTTGACCCAGAGAAAGTAAAACAAGGATTAGATGCACTTCGTAACTACAGACGAGTGTTTGATGAGAAACGCAATGTGTTTCATGATAGACCATTACACGATTGGTCATCTCATGCTTCCGATGCGTTTAGATATTTAGCAGTAGGTTTAGATGAATCTCCTATGGAGTCATGGCATAAGCCTATTCAAGTCAATAATAACTGGATTGTTTAAATGAGCGAAAAACTAAAAGCAATATTAGAAAACGAGATAGAAGATGCTATTGGTTATCTGGAAACGGAAACAACCGATGAAAGACAACAAGCACTCGAATACTATCTTGGCGAACCTTACGGTAATGAGGTAGAAGGTAAATCTCAAATCGTAACTCGTGAAGTTGCAGAAGCAGTGGATGGTGCATTGCCACAGCTCATGCGTTTATTTGGTTCAGGCGATAAAGTTGTTTCATTCGAACCTGTTAATGATGGTGACCAACCATTTGCTAAACAAGCCACAGAATATGTGAACTGGGTGTTTAATAAAGATAACGATGGTTTTCTTATTATGCACAACTGGTTCAAAGATGCCCTATTACAAAAAGTAGGTGTAGTCAAAGCATACTGGGAAGATAAGATTGATGTTAAGAAAGAGTCTTACAAAAACTTAACAGATGATGAACTCATGATGATTATGCAAGACCCAGAAGTAGAAGTGGTCGAGCAAGAAACAACAGTCGTACAAGAAGCTGTGTTTGATGAAATGACAGGTATAGAAGTATCTCCTGCTATTGTGACTCACGATGTTAAGCTCAAGAAAACAACCAACAATGGTAAGGTCGTTGTAGAAAATGTACCACCAGAAGAATTCTTAATTAGTAAGCGTGCTAGAACTATTTCTGATTCACCGTTTACTGCACATCGTAAGATGATGACTCGTTCAGAGTTAATTGCGATGGGTTACGATGAAGATGTTGTGATGGATTTAGCAACTGGTGATGCACTAGAATTTAGTCCTGAAAGAATTGCACGATACTCTCGTGGTGAACAACCAACTGATATGGATTCTGATGATGAGTCTATGCAGTTAGTAGAAGTGTTTGAGTGCTATTTAAAAGTAGATGAAGACGATGACGGTATTGCTGAATACAGACGAGTTGTTTATGCTTCTCATGAAATATTAGAAGAGCATGAATGTGATTACAATCCATTCCATTCTGTATGCCCAATTCCTATTCCTCATAAATTCTATGGTCAGTCTCTAGCAGACAGAGCAATGGACATTCAGTTGATTAAGTCAACAGTGACTAGACAAATGCTAGACAATCTCTATCTCACTAACAACTATAGAGTTGGGGCAGTAGAAGGACAAGTTAACCTAGATGACTTACTAACATCCACAGCAGGTGGCGTTATTAGAATGAAGAATCCTAATGCAATTGTGCCACTTACAGTACAATCTTCTGCTGGACAATCATTCCCAATGTTAGAGTATTTAGATAACATTCAAGCTAAACGCACAGGTGTATCTGACTCACAACAAGGACTAGACCCTAACTTATTACAGAATGTAACAGCAACAGCCGTATCTGCTATGTCATCTGCATCTACTGGTAAACTAGAATTAATTGCTCGTATCTTTGCTGAAACAGGGGTAACCTCACTATTTAGAGGCATCTTACATCTCCTATGTAAATACCAAGATAAAGCTCGTGTAGTTCGTATTAATGGTGAGTTTATTCCTTTTGAC